ATATGTTTAACTCCTATCAAGTGCCGGCACAAAAATTAGCTGAAATTAATATCACCACTAATCCACCTGAAGCTAATGCAAATAGTTTATATACATATACCAGCACCATCACCGAAACTCCTAACCTTTTCATTTAAAAAAATAGAATACTATGAATAACTTTGATAAGAGTATGGAAGAAATCTTTGATGTGACACCGGTTAAAGAGGTAAAAAAATCTCAACCGGTTGTCACAACACATTATAATAAACATGATGTGGATCAGGATTTGACTGATGCTTATCAACAGTCAAAAGAAAATCTACAAGAAATTATTGACTCAGGTAAAGAAGCCATGGAAGAAATACTCCAAATTGCCAAGGCGGGACAACACCCAAGAGCCTTTGAAGTTTATGGTGGTATTTTAAAAAATCTAGTTGATGCCAATAAAGAACTTCTTGGTATGCAAAAACAAATGCGTGACATGGATAAATCAAGAGTTAAAGAAGGTAACACCAATATTGACAAAGCAATTTTTGTTGGTTCTACCGCAGAGTTATCCAAATTTCTAAAGAATAACAAAGAATAATGGCAATCAAAGAAAGTTATCGTGACAACCCCTTATTAAAACGGGTTGGCATTGAAGTACAATACACAGAAGAACAGGTTGATGAGTACATTAAATGTGCCAAAGACCCAATTTATTTCTCAAAATACATCAACATCATCACACTAGATGAGGGTTTAGTACCTTTTAAGATGTATGACTTTCAGAAGGACATGATTAAAACATTCCATCAGAATCGTTTTGTCATTACTAAATGTCCACGACAGGTTGGTAAAACTACTACCGCAGTTGCATATCTTCTTTGGTCAGTTCTATTCCAAGATTCACAATCAATTGCTGTTCTTGCCAACCGAGGTGAAACTGCTCGGGCTATCTTGGGTAAATTACAATTGGCTTATGAGAATCTTCCAATGTGGTTACAACAAGGTGTCATTGAATGGAATAAAGGTCGTATTGAACTAGAAAACGGTTCGGTCATCATTGCTTCATCAACATCTAGTTCAGCTGCTCGTTCAGGTTCATATAACATTGTTTTTCTAGATGAGTTTGCTTTTGTACCATCTAATATCGCATACGATTTCTTTACTTCCGTTTACCCTGTTATTACTGCTGGTACAAAAACCAAGATTATTATTGTATCTACACCAAACGGTATGAATCTTTTCTATAAGATTTGGCAAGATGCAATCAATAAACGAAACAACTATGTACCATTTGAGATTCACTGGTCTATGGTTCCAGGTCGCGATGAGGCTTGGAAAGAAGAAACAATTAAGAATACTTCAGAACATCAGTTTAGACAAGAGTTTGAAACTGAGTTCTTGGGTTCTACTAACACATTAATTTCAGCAACCAAGTTACAAAAACTGGCCTTCCAAACGCCAGAACTTGAACATGACATGTTGAAAATTTATAAACAACCTGTCAAAGGCGACTATGACAATAAGAAAGACCACTTGTATTGCCTTGTGGTTGACGTATCAGAAGGTAAAGGATTAGATTCGTCTACTTTCTCAGTCATAGATATCTCTGTGGCTCCATATGAACAGGTGGCAACATACAAAAGTTCTTCTATTTCACCTATCCTTTTTCCAACCGTTATCTATAATGCAGCTAGACAATACAACGATGCATACATTCTAGTTGAAATAAATAACAATCCACAGGTCGCAGATATTATACACAATGACCTTGAGTATGAAAATCTATGGAAAATATTCACAGGTAATAAGAAACCGCAACAATTATCTGCTGGTTTTGCCCGTGGTATTCAAATGGGACTTAAAATGTCTCAACAGGTTAAAAGGATTGGTTGTTCCAATCTTAAAACTTTAATTGAATCTGATAAGTTAATCATTAATGATTTTGATACCATTTCGGAACTAACAACATTTGTAGCCAACAAAACAACTTTTGCGGCTGAAGATGATGCAAATGATGATATGGTGATGGGACTTGTTATGTTTGGATGGGTAACTACCCAGAAGTATTTCAAAGAAATTGTTAACCACGATATTCGTAAGCAAATACAATTGGAAAATATGAACCAACTTGATGAAATTACTCCACCAACTATCTTTGCAGATGACGGACAAACAAATGACTTTATATTAGAAGGCGGTGATGTGTGGGAGAAAGCCGATTCAGGTGAAACCTATGCATCATTTTTTAGAGAAATTCATCGGTAATATCTAAAAATAGTATTTCATAAATATTACTATGGTATTATACTGCCAAGAACATAATAATTTTAAGGAGATTTAAAATGGCATTTCAACTTTCTCCAGGCGTAAGCTTTTCTGAGGTAGACTTAACAACAGTCGTACCTTCAGTACTTACAACTGCTGGTGCTTTTGCTGGAACATTTTCGTGGGGTCCAGCAAACGTAGTTACATTGGTAAATAACGAAATTTATTTGAAACAAGTTTTTGGTGCGCCAGATTCTAATTCAGCAGTTTCTTTCTTTACTGCGGCTAATTTCTTAGCTTACGGTGACAACTTAAAAATTGTCCGTGCTGTTGGCACAGATGCAAATAATGCACAATCCAATTCTGGAAACAGCGCAATTCAAATTGCAAACCCAGATGTGTTCCAATATACATTGTTAAACACAAATAATAATAGTCAATATGGCGCTTTCATGGCCAGATTCCCTGGTGCATTAGGTAACTCATTAGAAGTTGCTGTTTGTGCCAATACGGCATTATTTACTGGTTGGGCATATTCTGGATATTTCACATCAGCACCTGGAACATCAGATGATGTTATGAATAAAGGTGGATCAAATGATGAAATGCACATCATTGTTATTGATGCTGGTGGTAAATTTACCGGTACATCAGGCACAGTTCTAGAAACATATCCATTTGTATCTAAAGCTTCTGATGCTATCAACTTGAACGGTGGAACAACAAACTACTACAAACAAGTTATTTTTAACAAATCAAAATACATCTATGCAGCTGATCCAGTAGAATATGCAAATACTGTAGCTACATGGGGAACAACAGCTTCAGGTAAAACTTTTGCAGATGCAACATCAAACAAATTGTTACCGTTATCTAAAGGTGTTGACGCAGCACCACAAGATTCAGATTTGCAATCAGCTTTTGGTAATTTTGCTAACAAAGATTCGGTTGCTGTTTCATTGGTATTAACTGGTGATGCTTCTATCGCAATACAACAATATGTTATTGATAACATTGCTTCTGCAAGAGCAGACTGTGTGGCGTTCATTTCACCACCACAATCCGCAGTAGTAAACAATTCAGGTAATGAAACAACAGATATCACTACTTGGTTAACATCTTTGGCACGTTCTTCTTCTTATGTTGTTGCTGATTCAGGTTGGAAATACCAATTTGACAAATACAATAACGTGTATCGCTGGATGCCATTAAATGGTGATATTGCTGGTCTTTGTGTTTACACAGACTCAGTAAGAGATCCATGGTATTCTCCTGCCGGTTTCAACCGTGGTGCAATTAAAAACTCCATCAAATTGGCATGGAATCCATCTAAATCATACCGTGACACATTGTATTCAGCAGGTGTAAATCCTGTTGTATCCTTCCCAGGTCAAGGCACAGTATTGTTTGGAGATAAAACTCTACAATCTAAACCATCCGCTTTTGACAGAATTAACGTTCGCCGTTTATTCTTGGCAATTGAAGGTGCAATTACACAAGCAGCTAAATTTTCATTGTTTGAATACAATGATTCTTATACAAGAGCACAATTTGTTGGACTAATAACTCCTTTCCTACGTGACATTCAAGGTCGCCGTGGTATCACGGACTTTAAAGTGGTTTGTGATGGAAATAATAACACATCTGATGTTATTGATGCTAACCAATTTGTTGGTGACATCTACATTAAACCTGCACGTTCAATCAATTTTATTCAATTGAACTTTGTGGCTGTTGGTACCGGTGTTGATTTTAACACAATCGTTGGTGCATCTTAATAAATAAAACCACATAGGAGAATAAAATGGCATTTAATGTATCAGAATTTAGATCCAACTTAGTTAATGACGGCGCACGTCCTAATCTGTTTGAGGTCTCATTACTAAATTTCCCAGCAACAATCTCTGGCGGCGTTGCTTCCTCAGATATCAAATTTAAAGCTAAAACATCACAGTTACCTGGTTCCACAGTTGGTATTGTACCTGTGTATTATTTTGGTCGTGAATTAAAATTTGCTGGAAACAGAACCTTCACCGATTGGACACTAACAATCATTAATGATGAAGATTTCTATATCCGTAACGCACTAGAAGAATGGTTGAATTTGATTAACAGCCATACGCTAAATCAAAGAGATCCAGCGTATGTAAGTCCAACATCTTACACATCTGATGCTAGTGTAGTACAATACGGCAAATCTGGAGATACTCTTAAAAAGTATGACTTTGTTGGTATGTTCCCTGTTGATGTATCTCCAATTGATTTGGATTGGAGCTCAAACGATTCTATTGAAGAATATTCAGTAACGTTTGCTTATCAATATTGGACATCGGATACAACATCTTAATATATTATTTTACAGAGAGGACTTCGGTCCTCTCATTTATGTTTTTTTTGAAATGGATAGTTAAACAATATGTCAGCTAATAAATTTTCTCTTTTCGGTTTTACGATTGCACGAAACAAGTCAGAAGATGACCAAGCCGTGCAACAATCGTTTACGCCGCCAACAAATGATGATGGCGCATTAACAATAACATCTGCTGCTTATTATGGAACTTATGTTGATTTAGATGGTACATCCAAGAATGAGGTTGAATTAATTTCTCGTTATAGAGAAATGGCAATGCAACCAGAAATTGAATCAGCAATAGATGATATTATTAATGAAGCTATTTGCCAAGACGATGATGGCAAGAATATTAAAATTGTTATGGATGACCTAAAGGCGCCTGACAAAATTAAATCGGCATTAAAAACAGAGTTTG